TGGCTCTCTCCGACATAATTCTCCATCCACTAGACTTCCAAGGTTTCTTAGGAAGAATAGACAAAGCATTAATTTCACGGTTAATCATAGACCAAACTTTCTGTCCATAAACTAAATTATGAAGAGTTGTATCTCCGCCGGGAGTTGCTAAAGCGTGTCCTGCATGAATACCAGTAGTTGCGCCGGTTGCTTTTAGTAAGTTATCGCCACCTAATCCATAGGTTGCTCGCTCCAAATCTCCAATTGTCTTAAAATATCCTGTCATCTTAAATACCCCCCTCATGATTTGAGAAAAGACTGTGGACTTCATCCCAGTTCATTTCACCAATTCGGGAAAAGTTTTCACTAAGTCGTTGAGTAGTTTCCTCAACAGATTGTGCCTTAGCGATATCGTTATTTTCCATACTCTTCTTTAGTGAAGTTAATTCTTCACGGAGTTGGGAAAGTTCATCTTGTGCATCAAAATTTGACTTAGCAATTTCATGCTTTTCAATTTCTAATTCCTTTGCGTAGCGAGATTCAAATTGAGACTTAACTAAATCGTATGCTCTCTCTTCTTGCTTTTCTGCTCGGAAACTCTCGTATGCCTTTTCTAGATTACTAGGAGAAAGGTCTAGAGTTTCTACACCCTTTTGCTCCATGTATTCTAGGTTTTCCATTTCCAAGTCCTCTTCAGCATCTTGGTAATCTTCCATTTCCATTTCGTCTTCTGTTCCACCACGAAGGGATTTCATCTCTTCGTCTTGTGGGGCTTCTTCCATCTTATCTGTATCGTCGTCGTCATCCTTCAACAAAACTGATGTTTTCAGTTCAGCCATTACTTCGTTAAATTCGGCTAATGCCTTTTCTATTTCACTCATTTTTTTGTCCTCCTTAATTATATTAAACTTGGCTTCGGGATTAATCCCTTCTTCACAAATTGTGATTTCATGCAATTCTAACTTATCAATTTCTTTATAACTCCCAATATCGGGGTCATACTTATTTGCCTTGTTAATTGCTTGTCCTCCAATTGAAAAGGAACGAAGTTTTCCACGACGAATATCTCGTGAAACCTCCTTTGCCTTTTCTATATCATTTCTTAACTTTATCACTACAAAAAAACCTGTATCATCTACGCCTGTTTTAAGGACTTTTCCTTTGGAATCCTTATATGTATCTAATACCTCTCCAACTTGAACATTGGAATGGGTAATCATTACATTTCTAAAGCGGTCATTCTTCATAAATCCATCAGCCGCTTCTCTAATTGCGTTAAGAGTAATCTTGTCATTTTGCTTATCCACTACATCAACAGATGCGTAGCCAGCAATAACACATTCATTATTTTCCTTAAGAATGACAAACTCTCCCCCATCAGTAGGAGTATTGCCGAACATAGGAGTCCTTAACTGCATGGTTATTAGTATGTTGAGTGGCTATATAAAGATTATGTAAATATTTATAATATATATCACAGTTTGATATATTTATCTCCTCTAGCATCAATTAAACCATCATCCGATGATTCGGGAGTAGGTTTAGTTTCGTAACCCGTCCAAGCCAACCACATTTTTTCTTTCTTTACAGGGAGATACCTAATATGTATTTTTGATTGAATGTCTTTACCACTAAGAATGTATTCATGATATCCATGTCTTTGTGCGCCTAACATAAGATTACCCTTATCAATTAACATATCATCGTTGATTTGTGAAACTAAACTAACTGGATATTTTCCGGCTTCCCCTAAGAAGTCATAGATATTATCTTTTGATTCAATATCTACTTTCCAGTTATTTTCAAAATCTTTATGTTTAATTGTAAAATAAATATTCTCATCCTTACCCAACCAAAGTAAAAACTCAGCAACTTTTTCTTCCATTTTGACAATTAATTTTTCATCATGGTAAAATCTGTCCCTACCCTTAATACCGTAAGCATCACCCATTCTCATAAGTCTAGATTTCATTTTACCCATGCCGTTTTTTTCTCCAAAAAGGCGATTAATTAAATCTTCGTCATGTTTTATTGCTAGTCTGTAAATATCTTCTAGAGACTTAGTACCGTTTGAAATTAAAATGTTTTGCACAAAGGTCATAAATCTACCATTGTCCTTACCGTATGCTCTTTTAATTTCCTTCTTCCAAACTTCCATGTCAGGATAGGCATTTTTAGCCATTAGATTCTTCTCCTTAAATCCGTGAAAAATTAAACCGTCCATGTTTAGTTCTAAATCCATTTTAGCAATTCCATGTATTGAGTCTGTTATAGTGTAGGATTTTTTAAGTGCCTCTACCTTGTAGTCTTTAAGACTCTTACGACCATTTTTGGTTAAAAATTCTAGAGTTATTAACTTATCCGATTCTGTAACTTCTGGTATTTCGTGAAATTTAGCATTGTATAAGGAGTAGCCTTTCTTAGCATTACCCATAACTTCGTCAACTTTAACCCTAATAATTTTACCCTCATCTAAATTAACTTTAGTATTTGTGGTCTTACCTATTTCTGCGTAAAATTCTCCATTGTGTTCTTTTACTTTAGGAGTGTCTTCATTAACAGGCCCAATACCTAAAGTGTATGTATATGATTTATTTTTATTGGTTCTTTTAGATAAAATATATACATCTAAGTCAATAATTTTTTTCCATTTAATCCACTTAGGATTTTTTTTCTTACCTATAACATAAGACGATTTAGCATCTTTAATAACAACTCCCTCGGAGGTAGGATTATTCATAATCTCCATAGCATATTCTTCAATTTCTTGATAGTTGTCTGCATCTCTAGTATTCTTTTTATTAGGGAATAGAATAATATCATTAGTTAGTGCCGTAAATTCACTAATTAAAACCTTTAATCTATCCTCTAGTTTTTCCATAGCAACACTTTCTTTGTCGTAAGAAATAATATCAAAAATATGAATTTTAATATCACCCTCTCCTTCAACCTTTTTATTGATATGTGCTAATGTATCTGCTCGTACTAGTGGTTCATCTCCTTGATACAAAACGGCTTCACCATCAAGAATACAATCCTTGACCTTTTCCTTGTTTAAGTAATCTACACACTTAGAAAATTTAGAAGTAATATCGTTACCGTTAAAGGAATAAACCTTTACACTGTCTCCCTCTTTATGTACTTGAACTCTTAAACCATCATACTTTTCTTGTATAATAAATTCACCAGTCATTCCCTTAATTTCTCTTAAGTCTTCAATATCAAAAATCCTATACATAGGTTTATTGGGGGTAATAAACCCTGTTCTTTTTTCTTCTTTAATGAGAGATGGTTTTTCTATAATAGTGCTATATAGTTTTTTAGCATTATTTTGTGTAACATCTAATGTTTTATCCGAATGCAGTATGCCTGTTTCTAAATTAGGGAATAACTGTTGATATTCGGGTTCCTTTAAAAGGTTCCTTAATTCAATCACTAATTTTTCCCATTCGTAGTCATATGCTTTGGGGTTCTCAACAGCAGATAAATAGGTTGCCCTAATTTTATTTGTTAAAGATACTCTATTTTTAGCAATAGAGAAATTATTACCAAACATATTTCTCACGCTTCATCCGAGGGAGTAAAGGCGGCTTCTTCACTAACTCTTAAAGTATGTTTATAGCGGCGTAGTTTTTCAAGTGCAGTTTCTAAAGCCGCTTCTAAATCCTTATCTTGTGAATCTTCTGGTACTTCGGTACTCTCACTTCTAGGTTCACCACGGTCTTCTTCCTCACTTTTATAAAACATGTGTTCTGGTAATAATTTAATATTACGACTCTTCTTAACTTCTTGAACACTACTGACTGTTGCTTTTGCGGCCATTCTCATCACATCTTTGGGAACAGGTTTAATAGGCTTGTAGGGTTTAACTTCCCCCGTTTGAGCCATAATACCCAAAGCATTACTAATGATTGATTCTAATTCAGTTAATCTTGTTAAGAGCATCCTACTATCTCTAAGGTCTTGCTCCGGTTCTTCGTCTACCATACTCATATTGTCCCCTCCATTTTTCCTACTAATTCGTTTAATTCGTCCCAATCCATCTTAGCGATAGTATCTCCATCGGGAATATGACTTGTAGTTTCCATTGAAGGGCGGGGTGTATGTACCACCATGCCCGACTTAATTAAAGCCATGCTTGATTCATTCATTTTTCTTTCCAGTGTTTCTACTTTGCTAACTAGCATTTTGATAATATCTATTAATTCTTCCATTATTCTTCCTCTCCATAAACCATTCCGTATATGTCTTGGTATAAGTTTTCATATCGTTTCCTTAGATGGGCTAGTTTTTTGATTAATTTAAGGTTCTCCTCGTCTAATCCCTCTAACTGACCCTCTTCGGATGAATCTACTATATCGCCCAATGTATTTATAAGTTTTGTTAGTTTAAGATATTCTTCACCGAAAAATTCTGTTGGTTCAGCGTCTTGTAGGAATGTTTTAATTCTTCTCCTATCGTCTTCGGGTAGTTCCGAAACTTCCATTTTGAAAAGTTCTGGGTCAAGTTCAACATTTGAATCAAATTGACCGCCGTGGACGAGCCTCTTTTTATTAATCCAACCGATAATTTCTTCCTTTGAACCAATTTTTACACCCGCCACAAGAGGGTTAACTTCCAATTTTTCTCCTGAATATATTGGGGAACTGAATTGATTAATATTTCTAATAATAGGTTTACTAGTCCACTCTATTACATCTTTCCTAACATATCTTCTGAGTCTTTCCTCGGCTTCTGTTGTGTCGTTAAACATACTACCATCAAAGTAATAACTTACGGGTTTATCCAATTGTTCTCCAAACATCTCAGCGTCAAAATAAATCTCGTTATCATCTGTTGTCCTCAAATATCTATCCACTAGTTTAGTAGCGATTTCTTTAAATTTTTCGCTTTCGTTAATAACCTTTTCGCCTAATTTTTTGTAGTCTCCCTCACTCAATTTAGCCGTTTTTTCTAAACTATAAGGACTATCCCCTTGGTAATTTTTATCTAAAATACTTTGAATTTTATTTGGTTTTAGGGTTCCACCCCCATAATCTCTCGTAACAACACGCACCTTTTCCCCTTTAGTGTTCCTAAAAATATAAAGAATGTAATTATCTATTTTAGGCTTTTGTGGTGACCTATCCACCGAATCATCAGGTTTCTTATCAAAGAATGAATCATCTTCTTGGTTTAAAGAATATTCTCTATCTTCTTCACTAACCTCAAGTAGCGACTTTAAACCCTTTTTTCTGACCATTACTCTTCTAATCCACCATCCGTATGTTTTACTCGTTGATGAATTAGAAACCTTTTCTTCTAATTGGTTTTCAAAATCACTTCCTTCTAAGAATAATTTTCCTAGATTTTCTATTTTATAACCCTGTTTTAAATCTTCATAAATAGCATCAACCGTTTCGTTTGTAGGGACTTTACCTATGGGTATATTTTTTCGTATAATTCTCTTCACACTTTCCCAATTCTTCTTTAATTTTTCAATAGAACCTTCTTCTGTTAAGGTATTGAGTACTTGCGCTCTACCTTTATTATCCGTAGATGATTCGTATTGGTCTACAAATTCATTTAATCTTACCATAAATTCTTGCTTATTAGAAACAGTTAATACACTAATTTCAAACGGTAGGCGAGATTTTATTTGATTAAATAATTCATTTAACTCTTTAGTATAAGCACCGGATTGAATTAAGTCTTTTAGTTTTGATATAGAAACATATAGTCGGTTATCATTATCAGCGTTAAATAATTTATCAGTTAAATATGTTCTCATGGAGGGGTGAATATCCTCCGTACCAATAGTATTATTTGGTACAAAAACGATACTCTTTTTATTAGTACCTATTGAAAATGAACCCCCCCTTACTAACCTAGTATAAGGTTTCAATCTATCAATTAATTTTAGTATATTAGATGTGTTTTTTAGATTAGGTATATTTTTACTAATCCAAGTTTTAGTTTTACTGTCTAAAAGAGTTGAATTAATGGTCTCTCTCTCCTTCATAGGTTTATCTAAATTGCGTTGATACTTTATAGCCTCCGCTAAAGTGGCGTTAATTGTTCTGTTATCATTAATTCCTCTACTAAAAAGATATCTTTTTAATTTATAATTAGGTGTAAGTCCGTTAACCATTTTATCACCTTAGACTTGTTTCCACTTTTTACTCATTCTAGGGCCACCTTCAATGAAATTAGGAGGGTTAGGGTTCTTCTCCCACTTTTCAGGAGGCACTTCGGGTACTCCCATTGTCATATCTTTATGATTGTTTTTAATTTCTTCTTTCTTTTTGTCTAATTTATTTTTTATTTTTTCATTCATATTACATCAACTTCCTTCCTGTTATATCATAAAGAACTCTATCGGGGTCATTACCACGACTACGATAATCAGCACCTAATGTAGTTTCTGTTATTATTTTGTTAATGATATCACTTTTATTTTTATTAATAAACTCTTTAAAATTTTCTAAAGTTAAAGTTTTTTCGTCTTTTATATTAATAAATAGTATTAATTGTTTAAGCATAATTATCTCACTGTCTTCTTCTGTGGGATTTGTAGCACCT